CGAGCATAACCAGCAGTTTCTCAAGGATCAAGGAATAGATAAGCAATCACTGCTAGCGGGTCGCGAACTTACTAAGAACGAGATGCTGGGAATGTATAATCACAGCCTCAAGCAAGCCTTCAAGGACGCTCGCAAGTATGACCCGAACTTTGACAAACGACCTGAGTCCGTCAAGAAGGGGCTAGTGGATATGTCATTCAACATGGGGCTGACTAAACTCAATACGTTCGAGAAGATGAAGGAAGGGCTGGATGCCAATGACTACGCAAAGGTAGCCAGAGAAGCCCAGGATAGCGATTGGTTCAAGCAGGTTAAAACCCGTGGCCCACGCACAGTTGGGCTGTTAAAGGAAGCTATTAAATAATTTATGGAAGAAGATATTAAGGCACTTAGCCAACACGAGACGTTTGCTCGTTTTATCCAATCAATCGAATCCGCCCGTGAAGAGGTGATCGCAGACCTAGCAGGTGCGCCCTCCGAGCAGATACAGCAACTAGCTGGTAGGATTCTAGCGTATGACGACATCCTTAAAATGGTGGACTGGGAGCATCTCCGCACCCTCCACCAAGAAAGGCTTGTTTAGTATGTTAAAATAAATTTATCGCAATCATCCAGCGTATACGGATGGACAACATATGACAGATAATCACTCAACCGATAACGCCGAGTCGGAACCAAGTTCGGTGGCTACAAATATATCAGTGTCCGAGTTAGCCTCTCGGAGACTAGGTGGAAACCCAGAACCCGCCGAAGAAGCCCCAGTGCTTCCAGAGGAGGAAACTGAAGTTTCTACTGACGAGACCGAAGAGGTAACTGAAGAGGTGACTGAAGAGGTGGAAGAGAGTTCCGCTGAAGAGGTTGCCCCGGAGGAAACTTCCGAGGATGTTCTTTCACAGATTGACCTAGACGAAATGTCAGAGGAGGACTTGCGTGAACTCGGCAAGAAACTCGGAAGCAAAGCTGTTGAACGGTTCGGGAAACTGACTGCTCAACGTAAAGCCGCAGAAGAGGAACTGGCCAAGCTCCGAACAAGCTTAGAGGCTGCTGACAATGATCCGCTTAAAGGCACACAGGAGGTTAAGAACAACCCCTACGCCAACATCGACACTATCGAAGGCATTCAAACGAAAGCCGAAGAAGTAAACGGGATCATTGAATGGGCTGAAGATGTCTTGTTCAACGCGGATGGTTACGGCCCCGATGACTACGTGACTGAAGTTGAAGGAAAAGAAATCACGAAAGCTGAAGTGCGAAAAAGCCTACTTAGCGCACGAAAAAGCCGGGATAAGTTTTTACCTGCTCAACTCAAGACAATCCAGAACGTCGCCCAGGGTAAGCAACTCAAGGAAGCTTTCAATGCGAAAGCCCAAGAGGAACTAAACTGGATGACTGGAGAGGATAACGACACACGTAAGCAGTATGAGGCCATCGTCTCTGACCCACGTTTTTCGGAACTTGATAAAGCTCTACCGCCCGACATCGCCGCTCAGTTGCCATACCTTATGGCACACGCTGCTAACTCGATGTATGGACGGAAGGTAATCACGGAAAGCAATACCCCGTCAACTGGAGCGCGTCTGAATCCGCCTAAGCAACCAACTGGTGCCGCGGCACAATCGGAACGCAAAGCCAGCCCACAGGTCAAGAAGATTAAGAACTTCCAGAGTCGGTTCCAACAATCAGGCAACAAGAGTGATTTCGTAACTCTCAGAACCTTGCAAATGCAAAACCGATAATCCTAATAATATAATACAATGGCATTCTCAAACACATACGATGCAACTAATCCAGGATCGGCTGTTTCGAATCGTGAGGACTTGACAGAAGTTTTGTCCATCCTTGCGCCCGAAGAAACTCCAATCCTTTCTTCCCTTAACAAGCAAAAAGCCAACGCTACATTCGTTGAGTGGACTGTCGATAGCCTTTCTGATCCTGCAACTGCTGGTATCCGCGAAGGTGAAGATGTTTCTACTTTCACTGACAAGTTCGCTGGCCGCGCCCGCCTCGGTAACTACGTTCAGAAGTTCCGCCGTGACTACCAAGTTTCCGACCTCCAGGAGGCCGTTGACAGCGTTGGTCCCGCTAAGATTGCTCAAGCTGAAGCTAAGAGCATCCGTGAACTCAAGCGTGACATCGAAGCTACGCTTGCTTCTGCTAACGACCGTGCCGTAGAAGATGGTTCTTCCACTGCTTACGCACTTCGTGGCCTTGGTGACTGGCTTGACTCCGCTGGTCCTTCGGACGTTCCTGCTGCTTTCCGCACTCCTGCTGCAAGCATCTACACAACGACTGAAGCTGGCACAACTGAGTTCGGCGAAGAAGCACTTAACGACATCATCACAAGCATCTTCGAGCAAACTGGTTCAACCAATGACCTCATGCTTGTTGCTGACACTGGCCTTCGCCGCGTAATCAGCGACTTCGCTCGCACTTCTGGTTCCGCTGACAACAGCGTCCGCCAAGTGAACTACGACGGTGGTGCAGGTGAAATCACCCTCCGCGTTGATATGTATCAAAGCGACCACGGCGTTGTTTCCATCGTTAACGGCAATCCTTCTTGCATGCCTAACTTCGGTGGTTCCACAAGCAACTCCAGCGGTTACCTCATCAACCCAGAGTATGCAGGTATCCATGAACTGATCCCTCTTGGTAGCACTCGTCTGCCTAACCAAGGTGGTGGTGAGCGTGGTTACGTTGATTGCGCCCTGACCCTCGGTGTTTACCACCCACAGGCTCACGGTGTCATCCAAGACGTTACCTAATTGAATTACAGGTTGGGGGGCTTCGGCCCCCCGCCTTTTTCAATACTTATTTGTATGACTCAAATTATTACAAAGTTGCCCAAATATTCCGACGGGGAAATTGATCGCGCTTTTATGCGTGAGATCGAAAACGGCTTCAAGCTGGAACGCGAAACTGAGAAGGATCGTATCGCAGCAGTAGCCAAGGAAGCCAAGATGTTCCGAGGAAAAACTCACCCAACTCTTGGTCGTCCAGTAGCCAGTATGCCAGCCCGTGACTTCTTCAGGCTGACGCAGAAATACGGACACAAGGAAGTCCACTCGAAGGGCTTCATTAAGTATTTTAACAAGAAGATGCCTGAACTCTCACCTAATCAAATCTAATGCAGGATCGAACATACGGCGATTTAAAGACACTTATCCGCTCCCTAGCTGGGTCGGGTAGTTTTACAACTGAAGAGCAAGCGTCAATCGACAGCTTCGTGAATCGTCGGTATAACGAAGCCTTTAACATGAGCCAGAGTTGGCCACGTTACTTGGTAGTAGGTGAAGAGCGAAGCATATCGACATCCCCCGCCCAGACAATTCCTTACACTCAGTCCGGCAAGAACAACATCGGGGAGTTCATACGGATCCACAGGACTCAACCGTTCCTACGGAACTCTGCATTGGAGTTCGATTTCTACGTGGATTACAGTGGGGCGCATATTTTGAACCTCACGACAGCGGATGCTAATTCTGCATTCGTTACCTACAAAATGATATCCTCCCCGTTTTCCGTATCCCCGGGTGACGAAACAGAAGTTCCAGGTGAGTTCTTTAATTACATCGCCCACGGAGCTTATTCTGACTTCCTCCGTATGGATGGACAGCACGACAAAGCGATGGCCGAAGAACAGATTGCTATGAACTACATAGCGATGGAACTGGAAAAGGTGGATAATATGTCGAACAACAACGCTCTTAACCGATTCTCAACCCATACCTCTAGACAAGCACGATAGAATATAGTTATGTCGAAATCACGAAACAACGCCCTTGAGTTCTCATCCGTAGGCTCTATCATCATTGACTCCGCTGCGGGTGCCACTGCTGGCAACTTCGGTGCAATCCAGTTCCTGAAGGACGCAACGATCAGCGCAGTAGCTGGTAGCTCAATTGGTAACATTGCAAAGCTCCAGACGAGCTTCAGTGCAGGAACAGTCATCTACGGTAAGTTCAGTTCCGTAACGCTTTCCAGCGGCCTCGTAGCACTCCACAAGATTTAAGATGCACCTATCCCTAAAGGGTTCCATGGATCGCCAGCCCTTGACCGATAGGTTGGGGGATAAACTCCTTGCTGAATACGGCGGGGCTGCTGCGGCGTATAGCCTCCGTTCACTGAGTGGCGACCAGACAAAGGTAGTCCGAGTGCGTCGCTCCAGCGATAACGCAGAGAAGGACTTCACGGCATCCGAGATGGTGGCAGCCCTAGAGGATTGGGTGGGTGAAGAGCAAGCAGGTTGGAATGTTCAACCGACTTGGGATGTGCCGTCTAGTGATGGAGTAATTTCTTCTCAATCAAGCACAGCAACTACAAGCACTTTTTCAATTACTACTACATCTGGGGATTCTTTTGTTCGACAGTCCTCTAAGCCCAATCATATTATTGCATCCTCTGGAGACCAAGTAGTTGTCAACATAACCTTGAGTGGCTTTGATGCGCCTTTTTTTGCAAGGTTACGCACCTCTGGGACTAATACAAACGTAGCACAGCAAACATTAAGCAATGGAACTGCTGATTACACTTTTACTTTAACAGGTTCTGCTGGGTATTTTGCGTTTACAGGTATTGAAGCAACAAGTGGTGGAACCCTTACAATTAATTCAGTTAAGGTAACAGGTAAGACTGGCTTCGTCGAGACATGGTATGACCAGAGCGGAAACGGGAACGATGCTACGCAGACGGTAGCCGCAAGTCAGCCTAAGATTGTGGATGCTGGGACGTATCTGGGCGAGCTTGATTTTGATGGCGAC